TACTACCGAGGGGTCGAGAATGGTCGGCGGATACACCAGAAATTGGAGTATAAGCCGACCCTTTTTGTGCCTTCTAATGCTCCAGAAGTAGAGGGTCGAGATTACTGGCGCGACCTCAAAGGGAACGTCCTGGAACCAGTAGACTTTCCGAGTATCTCAGAGGCCAGAGAGTTTATCAAACGGTATGAGGATGTCAAGAGTTTTGAGATTCATGGTAACTCCCAGTTTGAGTATACCATGATTGCCGACTTGCATCCAGAAGAACATATTGAGTGGGATATCGAACAAATTGTCACGGCGTTTATCGATATTGAAGTTGATACCAAACATAATATGCCTGACTCTGAGACCTGCCTGAATGCGATTACCGCGATCACTGTGAAATTCTCCAATGACCCCAAGTACTATGTCTTGGGTTGTCGCCCCTACACTCCCCATCGCCCTGATATCGAGTGGCATCAGTGTGATGATGAAGAGGATCTCCTTGAACGATTCTTGACACTATGGACGGACAAGAATCCTGATATTGTGACAGGATGGAATGTCAAGACCTTCGATATTCCCTATCTGGTCGGGCGCCTCTGTGTGCTTGAAGCATTTGGGGAGAAACGAGCCCGATGGTTGTCGCCTTGGGGTCGCATCCAAGCCAAGGAAGAAACCTTCTACAACAAGCCCCAGCGTGTCTATAAACTCTTGGGACTGTCGATCCTTGACTACATGCAGCTTTTTCGTAAGTACGCTAAGAATGCCGCCCAGGAAAGTTACAAGCTGGATCACATTGCCCATGTGGAACTCAAAGAGCGCAAAGTGGACTACTCTGAGTATGAGTCCTTGCATGGTCTCTATGATAAGAACCATCAGAAGTTCATTGAATATAACATCAAGGACGTGGAACTGGTTGAGCGCCTGAATGCCAAGGGTCGCTTGATCGAAATGGCCTTGACGCTTTCCTATGACAACCGACACAACTACGAGGATGTGTTTGGGCAGATCCGTATGTGGGACACGATTTGCTATAACTTTCTTCGCCGCAAAGGGATCGTTATTCCTCCAAAGTCTCACAACACAAAAGATGTGGCCTATGAGGGTGCCTATGTCAAGGACCCCCATATCGGCGTCCATAAGTGGATTGTCTCATTGGACTTGAACAGTCTGTATCCTCACCTGATGATGCAATATAATATGTCCCCCGAAACGATCATCGAGCCTGAGAACTATACTGTGGGGCAGAAGGCAATCATTGCCGAGGGTGTGAATGTGACCAAGTTGTTATCCAAGTCAATGGATCTGTCAGGCCTGGGTACGGCGACCATGACACCGAATGGTCAGTTTTTTACCAAAGGTGTCCTGGGGTTCCTGCCTGCGATCATGCTGGATATGTACAATGGTCGTGTGATCTATAAGAAGAAGCAGATTGAGGCGGAAAAGGAAAAGGAAGCCTGTACGGATCCTGTACGCAAGAAGGAATTAGAATCGATCATCTCTCGGTATAAGAATCTTCAGTTGGCCAAGAAGGTCAGTCTAAATTCCGCGTACGGCGCCTTAGGATCTGAGTTCTTCAGGTTCTATGATGTACGCATTGCCGAAGGTGTGACCCTGGCGGGGCAGTTGAGTATTCGATGGATTGAAGATCGAATCAATCTATTCATGAATTCATTGATGAAAACTACTTATACTGATTATGTGGTCGCCAGCGATACCGATTCGATCTACTTGAATCTCGCCCCCTTGGTCAATAAGGTGTTCAAGGACGCGACTGATACCCAGAAGATCATCAACTTCATGGATACGGTGTGTCGAGAAAAATTACAACCGTTCATCGATGCCAACTATCAAGACCTTGCCGATTATATGCAGGCCTATGCCCAGAAGATGCAGATGAAGCGGGAAGCCTTGATCGACAAAGCCATTTGGACTGCCAAGAAGTGCTACATGGTCAATGTCTGGGATCAAGAAGGGGTTCGGTATCGTGAGGCTGATATGGTGATTCACGGTCTCCAGGCGATCAAATCGTCTACCCCAGGGGCCTGCCGTCTCAAGATCAAAGAAGCCTTGAAGATCATCATGAACGGCACAGAGGATCAGGTGATTGATTTCATTACCAAGTTTAGGGAAGAGTTTCCCAAGTTACCTGTGGCTGATATCGCCTTTCCTCGCGGTGTCAATGGCCTGGATAAGTATACCAACAAGACCGGTCTCGCAGAGAGGCAGCACCCTGTATTTTGTGGGTTTGCCAACCCTGATGAATCGTATCTGGGTAGTTCAGTATATACCGTGGGTACCCCGATTCATGTTAAAGGGGCGCTCTTATATAATCATTATCTTAAATCGATGAATCTAAATAACCAATACGAGAGTATTCGGGAAGGGGAGAAGATTAAGTTCGCCTACCTGAAGCCTGGAAACATCTTTGATGATACTGTGGTGTCATTCATCGGTCGATACCCCAAGGAATTTCAGTTGGAGAAGTTTGTGGACTATGACCTGATGTTTGAGAAGGCCTTTTTAGAGCCTTTGAATATCGTCCTGCTGGCCATCGGATGGAAACATGAACGCACCTCAAGTCTCGAAGGATTCTTTGCATGAAACAGAATTTTGAGTATATACCAGGGTGCCATATTGTTCCTGGGCATCAGGTCCATTGCACCCGGTGTGGAGCAGAGTATCCCAGTACCAGTAAGGTCTACGGCCGCCGACTTGTAGGCCCCGGCCCCCACTATTGGATGTGGTATTGTGCCACAGATAATTGTTATGGTAGTGGCACTGATATTGTGCCTGTGTCCGTCGAATCTGCTTGATTTTCTCCCCCAACTCTGTTATAATGAAAGGATCAATATGAAACTCACCTATGAACAAATTGCTCAAGCCTGTCACGAAGCGAACCGGGCCTATTGTCATGCCCAGGGGGATTACTCCCAGTTGCCCTGGAGCATGGTGCCTGCGAATATCAAACAATCAGCCCTGGATGGTGTGACCTTTCATTTGGCGCACCCCGATTCCAGCCCCGATCAGTCACATGATAACTGGTTGAAGTTCAAAGAAGCCGATGGATGGACCTACGGACCTATCAAAGATGCAGACAAGAAGGTGCATCCTTGTATGGTGCCCTACGGTGAATTGCCTGTGGAACAGCGAGCCAAGGATTACATTTTCTCAGCGTTAGTGGACACACTCAAACTATTCTAAGGGGTACCTATGTCATTGATGGATCGATTGAAGAAGACCAGCAGCATCGATATTGCCAGCGTCCTGGCTGATTCTGATGTGTTTGAAAATAACCAGGTGGTTCATACCGAGATCCCTATTTTGAACATGGCGCTCTCAGGGACCTTGCGTGGGGGTTTGACCTCAGGGGTGACTCAGATTGCTGGCCCGTCGAAGCATTTCAAGACTGGTCTGGCCTTGATGCTGATTCGTTCATTCCTCAAGCAGTATGCTGATGGTGTGGTGCTATTCTATGATGCAGAATTTGGTACCCCACAATCCTACTTCAAGACCTTCAATATCGATACCTCAAAAGTCTTTCATACCCCAATCACTGATGTGGAGCAACTCAAGCATGATATCATGATCCAGTTGGCCGAATTCAAGCGCGGGGATCATGTGTTGATCGTGCTCGATTCACTAGGTCAATTGGCCTCGCTCAAGGAAGTGGATGATGCCATCGAAGGTAAGCAGGTGGCGGATATGTCACGGGCCAAACAACTGAAGAGTCTGTTTCGCATGGTGACACCTCACTTGAGAATCAAGGATATTCCATTCGTCGTGGTGAATCACACCTACAAGACCATTGAGATGTACAGTAAAGATGTGCCGGGTGGCGGCACCGGTGCCTACTATGCTGCGGATACCCTCTTGATCGTGGGTCGCCAGCAAGAGAAGGTTGATAAAGATGTGGCGGGATTCAACTTTATTTTGAATGCCGAGAAGTCGAGGTTTGTCAAAGAGAAATCCAAGTTTACGATCTCAGTGAGATTTGAAGGGGGCATTGAACCCTATTCAGGATTGCTAGAGAGTGCGATTGAAGGTGGGTTTGTTGAAAAACCTTCACCTGGATGGTACTGTAAGGTCGATCCGACCACGAAAGGTCGAAGTGGTAAGTTTCGTGAAGCCGATACCAAGACAGAAACATTTTGGGGTGACATCCTAGAGAATGAGGCGTTCCATGAGTATATGGCAAAGAAGTTTGGCTTGGCTTTTGGCGATATTCTCGCCTCAGACGAGCCTACCCCCGCTCCCTAAAGTTCAGGCTGATTACGAGTTTACTGAAATCATTGTCGCAGAGGAGCATGTGGATGCGATCAGGCTCCTCACTGGCCCCTTTGCGAATGTGATTTTTTATTATGGTCATGTGAAAGTGGTGCCTGAAGGCGAAACCCACCGCCTGGCGTACCAATATACAATCTGGGATACCGCGGGGTTGTTGAAGTCCGACTTGGTGAATTCCAAGGATTTCACAACTCACCTAGGGGACATTCTAGCGGCTATCATCCTAGACGAATCTCAGGAGGGTGAATATGTTTCGACTCGAAAGCACGATTCTGAAGAACCTGATTTACAGTGAAGCCTATATGCGAAAGGTGCTTCCCTATCTGAAGCCTGAGTATTTCAAAGAGCAGACAGAGAGAATCGTCTATCAGGAGATTGCCTCGTTTATCGATAAGTACCACAACCTTCCGACCCATGAAGCCTTGGTTATCAATGTCACTGAATCCACTTCTCTCAAGGAGAAGCAGGTGCAGGATGCAATAGAACTCCTCAAGATGGTCCATCTGGATCGTGCAGAACCGACGGATCTTCCCTGGCTGTCTGAGCAGACTGAAAAGTTTTGTAAAGACGCAGCCCTGTATAATGCGGTACTGGAAGCCGTCAGTCTCATGGACGAGACCAAGACAGGTGCCGACCGTAAGCCCAAAGAAGCCATACCAGAGATTCTCACAAAGGCCCTGGCCATTTCCTTTGATCCCCATGTCGGGCACGACTACATGCTACAAGCGGATTCACGATATGACTTCTATCATCATACCGAGAAGAAGGTGCCTTTTGACCTCGACTTCTTCAACAAGGTCACAGGCATGGGGTTCTCGACGAAGACCTTGAATATCTTCTTGGCTGGTACAGGGGTCGGAAAGACCCTGGTGATGTGTCACATGGCCGCGGCCGCCGCAGCCCGTGGGTATAATGTCCTGTATATCACGATGGAAATGGCCGAAGAGCGTATTGCCGAGCGTATCGATGCCAACCTGTTGGATGTGGATATCAACCTGCTCAAGACATTGACCAAGGCGGAGTATGATAGGAAATTTGCTAGCCTGAAGAACAAGACCAATGGGAAAATTATTATCAAGGAATACCCTACGGCCTCAGCCTCCACCTTACACTTCAAGGCCCTGCTCAATGAACTGCAACTGAAAAAGAACTTCAAGCCGGCGATCATCTTTATTGACTATCTCAATATCTGTGCTTCGTCCCGTATTCGACCAGGGGGCAATGTCAACAGTTACACCTATATCAAGGCGATTGCCGAAGAATTGCGTGGCATGGGGGTTGAGTTTGATGTGCCTGTGGTGTCAGCCACTCAGACAACCCGAGGTGGATTTGATAACTCAGACCTTGAACTGACCGATACCTCAGAGTCCTTTGGTCTTCCTGCGACCGCCGACTTCATGGCGGCCATCATCTCCAATGAGGCCCTGGAAGCCCTGGGGCAACTCATGATAAAGATTCTCAAGAATCGATACCAGGATAAGAATGTCAATAAACGCTTTGTTGTGGGTGTAGATCGTCCAAAAATGAGGTTGTATGATGTGTCGCCGTCAGCCCAGCACAGCATTCAAGACGCCGGTCAAGTGAAAGCGGATGTGCATAAACCATTTGATCGACCACAGAAATCCAGGGACTTCTCAAAATTCAAAGTATGAGGTGAATGATGCGTAACGAATTTAATCTTGGTGTCCAGGCCGATGCGATGGGGTATTCATATGTCTCTGTCTATGAGGAAGCCTTACCCCATACCTTCTGTGAGAATATGATCGAGAAATTTGAGGCTAATGAGAATCAGGTCCAGGTCAAGACAGACTATAAGGATCTACGGCACTTCACAGAGATCAATATTTCTCAGCATGGTATGCTTTCCGATCATGAAGCCATGGTCAGGGCGGCGATTTCATCGGCAAAATCCTATGCCAGCGAACAACAAATCAAGACGGATATCCAATGGCCCCAGCAGTACGGCTATGAAGAATTCCGTATGAAACGCTATCTCCCCAATGGAAAAGATGAATTTCGACTCCATACCGATGTGGGGAACTATGGTTCGGCCAGGCGCTTTCTGGCGTTCCTGTGGTATCTGAATACGGTCGAAGAGGGAGGGCAGACCTGCTTTGGTCATAAGCAGGATATGCCTGATGTGACGATCCCTGCGGTCCAAGGAAGACTGTTGATATTCCCACCCCTCTGGACCCATCCACACTGGGGATGTAAGGTCGTGAATGGACCCAAGTATATCATCTCTGGGTACCTGCATTACATATAAATAGGGTATCACAAGGAGAGTTATGGCGCCTATAGCAAAACCCACTGCCGCAGTAGTGAACCCCGTCAAGGATGTCCTTGTCCGTACCTATGGTAAGGATAATGTGGTCTACGATGGAGGATGGGTACTCAAGGTCCTAGGTCCTGTCGGTCGACCTGAACGAAAGGCCATATTGGCCACAATCAATAAATTGTTCAAGGGATCAGTGTATGTTAAGGGATCCGGTGATGCCACAGGGGAAGTGACCTTCAAGGGACTCTCCATTGTGGCCAAGAAAGCCATGGGTGCCACGGGTGGGAAGTCTCGGTCATCACTTAAACCAAAAGATATCGTTCCGGCCATCGTCAATGTGTGGATTTCATCGAATCAGATGGTCAAGAATGTGTTAACCTATCTGAAGAACTCCAATTTCGATAAAGATTTTCGGTTGAAAGTTGAGAAACTTCTCAAGGATACGGAAAATTCTAAAGCCGTCCTCACGGTACCTTATGATGATATTGGTGATCCTATTCCACCTGAATTTTTTGAAGTCCTTACGGCCTTGAAGTTGTCTGTGGCGCTTGAACAAAATGACCAGCGCCTTCGACAAGTATTGGGCATCCCAAAGGGTGTGGATCTTCGTAAGTCTAAGATCAAAATTATGATTCCATTGGCTGCCAATGCCCCCCTCCTGGACTATGAAATCAACATCACAAGTTCCGAGAACAAAACAGATAAAGAGCCCTCTCTCAAGATCAGCGTCAAGTCAAAACTTGCCGGTTCTGTGGTCAATACGGTGAAATTTTCCGATGCGTTTGATACAGCCAAAGAGGTAGAGGTATGGTACAAGGAACATAAGTCAGCGAAGGAGAATCAAAAGGGCCCCTTTGAGACGGCTCATTCGGCCCTCAAGTCCAAAGAGATCAGGAAAACTGTCCTCTATCCTCTTGTCACCGTGGGCAATCTGATACATGAGCAGGCAATGGAGCAAGTCATTCGTGCCCGCTACCTTCCCAAAGGTGTTACCTCTATAAAATTTCTAAAAGATGCACTAGAACAAACCAAGAAAAAATTTACCAACATCGTCCCAGCTACTTCATTGGTCGACCCAGCCGTTGGACTCAAAGATGTTAATACCTTAATATCGTTTATCAAGCTGGCACTGAGAACTGAAGCGGCTGTCAACCCTGTGTTTGGAAATTTTTCAGTGGCCTGTGAGAAGATCCTGGTGGATGCCGCCAAGCAGGATTCGGTCACCAAGTACAATTTCTATCAGATGTTTTATGATATGGTACTCTGCGAGAAGTCTATTGCCTATGCGGTGGCGACAAAGCAGGGGAAGACTGTGGTCTATTCCTTCTATAGTTCGATAAATTATGCTCAAGAATATAAGAATTGGGTCGGTCTTCGTGCAAAAAACTCCGCTAACGATTTCGGTAAAGGTACGTTAGGAATGGATGTCTAATATGGTCTCTTTCAAAACACATATCACAGAAGCTAAAGAGGGTAAGAATGTCCACCTGGAACACCTGGAAGACCAGGTCCTGAATCGTGGGGCTGCGGGGGTACAAGAGGCACTCAATTTCCTTCATTCGCTCAAGGAAATGTTATCGGGGCATGTCGAGAAGCCCATCAATATCACGACCAAGTGGGATGGTGCTCCCGCGGTGTTCTGTGGGATCAATCCTGACAATGGGAAGTTCTTTGTGGGTACCAAAGGGGTCTTTAATAAAGAGGCCAAGCTGAATTATACCGAGAAGGATATTGACGCGAATCATCCTTCCGAAGGTCTGAATGCCAAGTTGAAAACCTGCCTCTTCTATCTCTCAAAATTGGGTATCACAGGTATCCTTCAGGGAGAACTGATGTTCACCAAAGGGGATGTGGTGACCAAGACGATTGAGGGGCAAAAGTATATCACCTTTACTCCCAATACGATCACCTATGCGATTCCCTTGAGTCAGACACAATTAGTGGAACGCATACATAAGGCACAGTTAGGCATTGTGTTTCATACCTCCTATCATGGTAGTAGTATGAGCAACCTCAAGGCCAACTATACCGTGGACATTGGACGCCTGAAGCACACCAAGGATGTCTGGTTTCGAGATGCCAGTCTGGTCGATCAATCTGGTACCGTGTCGTTTACCGTGGAAGAGTCCCAGCATCTTCTGGGAGTTCTTGAGAAGGCCGCAGGATTTTTCCATAACATCAACAACAAGATCCTCAACCAGATTGCCCTGAATGCGACATTTCGTGAACCCATCAAGATTTTCAATAACTCCAAGGTCCGTGAGGGCGAGGCGATCACCAATACAACCGAACATACCAATGAGTTGATCCGTTGGCTCGATAAAAAGATGACCAAAGATATCGGGGATGCCAAGCAGCCTGAGACTAAGCGCAAGCGTACCCAGGAGAAGACAGAGGTCCTGGGATTCTTGAGGAGTCATTCGGCAGACCTCCGTGACATTTTTAACTTGCAAAATCAGTTGGTTTATGCTAAAATGATTGTTGTGAATAAATTACAGACTGTGCAAGGTACCCACAAGTTCTACAAGACGGCTGATGGGTATGCGGTGGCAGGGGATGAAGGATTCGTGGCTGTGGACCATATCGGTAATGCGGTAAAACTCGTTGACCGTCTGTCCTTCTCACACCAGAACTTTACGGCCACGAAGAACTGGACGAAGTAAGATGAAATTTGGGGGATGTGACAAGACACAAGATATGATTGATGCCTGGGATCAGTATGTCAGAGCACTCTGGGCAGAAGAAGAAGCCAAGGCGCCTCAAGAGCATGTGATATACATAGTAGGAGAACAACTCGACCTACCTTTATAATATGGAGTGAATGATGCGTGATATGGTGATTGCAGCCTGCACAGGCTATCGTTGGGAACAGATCCAGTATTGGGTGAATTCATTAGATCGTTCGGAATTCACAGGGCATAAGGTTGTTCTCGCGTATAATATGGACGCGGCCACCGCGGCTGAACTCACAAATCGTGGGTACCTTGTGGTCTCATTCGCCAAGGACCCTCAGGGAAATCTGTCCTACCCAGTCAAAGACTTTTCGATTGTCGTCGAGCGATTCCTCCATACCTGGTTCCTTCTAACCCAATTCGCCCAACCTGTGCGCTATGTGATTGCCACAGATATCCGTGATGTGATCTTCCAATCTAATCCCTCTGACTATATTACCGCGCGTTGCCCCTCAACCTCCCCAATCAGGATGGTACTTTCATCCGAAGGTATTGATTATCAGAATGAGCCGTGGGGTGCCAATAATCTCAAGTTATCATTTGGGGATATCATGTATGAGTCCCACAAGAAGAACAATATTTACAACTGTGGCGTCTTGGCTGGCGAGCACCACACATTCATGGGCCTCTGTAAGACCATCTGGCTCATGTCACACGGGACGATTCAGCATGTGCCTGGCGGTGGGGGTCCCGATCAAGCTGCGTTGAATCTTCTACTGGATACCCAAGCCTATCGTGACTGTGGGCATTTTTCTAACCATAGAGATGGCTGGGCCGCGCAACTCGGCACGATGATGGACCCCAATAAGATCAAGGAGTTTGCACCGTTCCACACCGAACCTGCTCCACAGTATAACACCATTACCGAGAAGGTGGAAACTCCTGGGGGAGTACCGTATGCCATCGTGCACCAATGGGATCGAGTACCTGAGATCCGCGAGATGGTCGAAAGGAAGTATCGCTCATGAGAATTCTCTATGTGGTCCACCGCTATGCCCCCTTTCCAGGAGGGTCTGAAACCTATGTACGTAACATGGCCGAAGAGACATTATATCGAGGGCACCTCGTTGCGGTCCTTGCTGGTGAACACCAGGGGGACCTGAATGGTGTGCATGTGACGAGTGATCCACAGATTCTTGCTCAATATTGGGACCTGATTGTCGTGCATGGTGGGGATGTGAGTATGCAGAATTTTGTCCTGATGAACGCAAACAACCCACAACTCGGTGGGCCTGTCCTTTACTTGCTGATCCTTCCTTCTGAGTCCCCAGTTTGTCTCAAGGGTCTAGAGAACTCCTCGTATATCGGATGCAGCACGATTGCCGACTGGCGCCATGTGGAAAAGTTTGCGGTGCAATCGAAATCGGTAAAGGTGCGGCATGGGATCGTCAGACATTCTTCTATTGGAGAGCCTGGGTTTCATGAACGTATGGACATCAAGACCCAGTATATGTTCTTATCCTCCGGTGGTTACTGGCCCAACAAAGGCTTTGGTGAACTGGTTGAGATATTCAATTCGATTCGCCGAACCGATGTGACTCTGGTCCTGACAGGTTATGATAATCGCCATGGTTTGATGCCGCAGGCTTCCGAATTTGTCAAGCCCTATCTACTTGAGAACCGGGAGGATATGTTGTCAGCCCTCAAGGATTCCGACCTCTATATACTGAATAGCACAACCGAGGGGTTTGGTTTGGTCCTGCTTGAATCGATGTTGAACATGACTCCCTGGGTGGCTCGCAAGATCGCCGGGGCCGAGACCATGCAGGACTATGGAAAGACCTATACGACACCCTATGAACTGGAAGAGTACCTGCGGCACTTCAAGGGTGCGCCTAGTGCTGATTGTATTACAGGCCAGTATTACGTTCTGGCTTCTCATTTGATCCAACATACTGTTGAGGATATTTTGAAGGTGATTGCATGAACCTGACATTCGGAATTTGTACCACACAACCTCGTCCAGATCGATTGGCAGAAGTGATTGCCTCGATTGACGCCTTGAACATTCCACAGTATGAAGTGATGATTATGGACGGTCCCGAATGGATCACCACCAAAAAGAATGCGGTGGCCCTCCATGCCAAGTATGATACCTTGGTATTGCTACATGATTACTTTGTGTTTGATCCTGGGTGGTACCAGGCCTATGAGGCCTTCGGGTATGAGTGGGATGTGTGTTCAAACCCACAGATGATGATTGACGGAAAAAGACATTTCACTGACTGGGTTATTTGGGACCATCCCATTTATCCCAGGTACTACTCTCTGCCCTATGGGAATCTCACGTTCACAAAGTTTCAATATCAGTCTGGTGGGTATATGCTCGTCAAGCGCAACTTTCTTCAGGCTGAGCCATTGAATGGGTCCTATGTATCGGGGCAACCTGAGGATGTTGAGTGGTCGTTACGGATGCGTAACAGAGCGGTATATACCTGCAATCCTCATGCTATTGTAAGGCATAACAAGGTGCATAGGGACTGTGGGAGACCTGGGTTCCCATTTCGTCAAGAGGGGCACCTATGAATATTGTTATACCAATGGCAGGTAAGGGTTCTAGGTTTGCACAAGCGGGGTATACCTTCCCCAAGCCCCTTATTCCTGTCAATGGGAAACCAATGATTCAGGTGGTGGTGGAGAACCTTGATCTTGATGCCCACTATATATTCATAGCACAACAGGAACATGAGGAACGCTACCACCTCAGAGATATGTTGCAAGTGATGGTACCTGGTTGTGATGTGGTCACGATTGCCGGGGTGACAGAAGGAGCCGCATGTACAGTGCTTCAGGCCCTTCCCTTGATTGATACCAGTGAACCTCTTTTGATTGCGAATTCTGACCAGGTGATTGATTGGGATTCTCAGGAAGTGATGCGAGGTTTTCATGAAACTGGTATGTATGGAGGAATGGTGACCGTCAAGTCTGTGAATCCTGCCTATTCCTATGCTCGCTTGGATAGTCGGGGTTATGTGGAACTTGTTGCCGAGAAACGTGTGATCTCAAATCATGCCACCACAGGACATTATTACTGGAGACATGGAGCAGAATTCGTGCGTCATGCACACCAGATGATTCGGAATAATATTCGTGTCAATAATGAATTTTATGTGTGCCCGGTGTACAATGAAGCCATTAGGGATGGTAATTATATAGGTATACAGTCGGTGGCCAAGATGTGGTCCCTGGGTACACCTGAAGATTTGAATTACTATCTGAAGGAACATCACACATGAGAATGGATAGAATTGAACGATTCAAGAACGGTTGGTTTATCGGGGACTTTGAGCCTTCCCTGATTCGCACCAAAGACTTTGAAATTTCTCTGATGACGCATGAAAAGGACGCCTATATACCATTACATTATCATCACCTCGTTGAGGAAATGAATGTCTTTGTGAGTGGGTCGATGACCTGTAATGGTTGCGTGTTGATCCCTGGGGATATTTTCATTTTTGAGAAGGATGAAGTAAGTGATTGTGTGGTTCATGAAAAGAGCACCATCCTAGTGGTGAAGGCGCCTTCCATCATAGGAGATAAGTACAATGTTTAACATTTTTCGTCCAACAGATGATTATTTCTCAGGCAACCTCGATCCTGAAAAATATGTGTTTGTCCACTATGATCTTGAAAGTACGATCAGTCTTGAAAAGGCCGCCTACGATCTATCAATAGGGCAGAGTGTGGGCAATCCCAATGTTCGCAATGCCTGGGAGACTGATGCACTCTTTGAGGAGCATTCCTGTCGTGTGGATACACCAAAGGGTTGCTTCAAGCATAGAAAGCGGGGATTCGTTACCATTGCATTCCCTGTGGTCAATACTGATTGGGACGGTGACGGCATCTCGCACCTGATGTGCCAAGTCCTCGGCGGCCAGGCTGATATCTCCCATATCATTCGATCCCGCGTCAACAGTTTTACGTTTCCTGCTTCAGTAAAGGATCACTTTCAGGAACCCTATTATGGCCTCAGTGGTATGCGTGAAATCACAGGGCAGTACAATAAGCCGTTGTTTGGCGGCATTGTGAAGCCCAAGACTGGGCTGCGACCGCCCCAGTTACTTGACATGGTGAAGGAAATGGTCGATGGGGGAGTGGACTTCATCAAGGAAGATGAAATTCTTTCTAACCCTGCATTCTGTAGTCTACAAGATCGGGTACCACTGATTTCCAAGTATATACAAAACTGTGGGCGTAAAGTGGTGTATTGTTTTGCGATCAATGGTGACCCCCATGTCATCGAGCCACGAGTCAAGTACCTGGCCGATGAGGGAGCCTCTGGACTTCATATCAATTTCTGGAGTGGTCTAGGGGTCTATCATACGATTCGGCGCCTGAATCTTCCCTTGTTCCTTCATTATCAAAAGAGCGGAGACAAGGTGATTACTCACCCCGGCAATGCCTTTGGTCTGTCATGGTTTGCTATGTGTCAATTGGCGGCCCTCTGCGGCGTTGATTCTATCCATGCAGGAATGTACGGTGGATACATGAATGCCGATACGGTGGAATTGCAGTCGGTCATGGAACTTCTAGGTGAGCATAATGTCGTGCCGACCTTGTCGTGTGGTATGCAACCCGGACTGGTCAATCATGTGACAGAGAAAGTGGGCACTGAATATCTTGCCAATGTCGGTGGAGCTTTGCATGGACATCCTCAAGGCACTCTTGCGGGGTGTAAGGCGATGCGTCAAGCTATCGATCATACATACGGAGAAGAATACAAGAAGGCAATCGAAACCTGGGGACTTATTAACTAAAAAGGAGTGACACTATCGATCATACATACGGAGAAGAATACAAGAAGGCAATCGAAACCTGGGGACTTATTAACTAAAAAGGAGTGACACTATGGATCAGAATGCACATAATTGGGGTTGTGGAATTTACGCAGAGTGGACGCGCAGACGAGTTGCCAAACTTGTTCAGATTCTTGGGAAGGAATGGTTTCCAGGAAAGCGGGTGCTTGATGTCGGTGCCGGTCACGGAATGAACGGGAAGGCGATCATCGAACTTGGTGCTGATGTGTTGTTTACTGATGCTCGTCAACACCACGTGGATGTTCTCAAACGTGATGGATATAATGCTGAAGTCATGGACAACGAAAAAGAATGGACGGTTCAAGGACCCTTCGATCTTATCGTACATTGGGGACTGCTCTATCATGTCGATAACTGGAAGCAAGATGTTCGCTGTGCGGTTGAGCGCACTCCTCTATTGTGCCTTGAGACTCTTATAGGTCTCGGTGATGATCCCAATGAGGAAGTCAAGGTACCAGAGCTTTTGACCACTCAAGATCATGCGGTCAGCGGCATCGGTACCATCATGCCTGCAATCGTATTTGAGAATTATGTGGCATCATTAGGATGCACATTCCAACGCTATGATGACGCAGATATGACTGTAGCCGGTCACCATCGTTATGATTGGGATATCAACGTAGGAGTTGATTATATCGACAAGAGAGGTCAGCGACGATTCTGGATGGTCAGGAGGTAACTATGAGCATAGTCGTGGATGTGGGGGCCTATACAGGCGCAGAGACCTTCAAGTTCCTGCTGGACTCTGAGGCCAAGGTGTTTGCGTTTGAACCTGAAGCCCAGCAGTTCAGGGAATTACTCCAGAAGGCCTCAGAGTTTCCTCGGTTGACTGTGCTCCCGTTTGCGGTGGATATCGGGGATAACCAGGAACCATTGTTCCATAAGTCTGATGGGCAGAGTACCTTGGATCCCCCGATGTTTGGTACCGCGGTACCGAAGTTCACCATGGCGTGGACGATACGCCTTGATACCTTCATGTATCTGTATTCGATCTTTGACATTGATTATTTGCATGTGGATGCCCCATTCAGAGAAGAGATGATCCTTGAGAGCCTGGGAAATCGCGTCGATCAGGTCAAGGGTGGCCGCATTCGTCGGTACGGCCAACGCTCTGTGGTGCCTGCATGGCTCCTCGATCATGGGTTTAATATTGCCGTGGATAGTACTACAGGCCATTTTACAGAGCCTGACATTCGTTTCTTTAGAACATAACAGGAGGTTTATTATGAGCGGTCCTTCATTCGTATACAACACCGTAGGCGCCCCCACACCTCCACGGGTACCTGTGGTCTCTGCTCCCAAGCCCTTCAAGACCGTTATTGAAGTGGGGGTCAACCAGGGGCAAGATACCATAAATTTTCTCACACAAGAGAATATGGTCCTCTATGGATTTGAGCCTGTATGGGCTTTGGTGGAGATGCTCAATAAGAAATTTAAGGATGATCCACGGGTACAAATTATTCCTTGTGCGGTTGATGAGGAACCTCGGTTTACACAGTTTAATGTGGCCGCCTGGCGCGACCAAGGATGCAGCAGCTTCTATGACTATGCTGATGGGCTTGAAAAGACTTGGTCACAGACCAATTACTATCAACTTCCGACCCATAAGCAAAAAGTGCAAGTCGTGCGCCTGGATGATTTCTGTAAAACCTACGGTATCACCAATATTGATTACCTTTGGGTTGATGCCCAAGGAGCAGACTTTGCGGTACTCAAGAGTCTGGGATCATATATCGATATCGTCCAGGCCGGTCGAGTAGAAGCAGTTCTCAATGTCTCTCTCTATAAGCGCGAGGGGAATTCTGTGTCTGATATTCTACCATGGCTTGAGTCAAAGGGATTTGAGATTGAGTCTGTGATACCAGATGCCAACCCACAGCAATGTGAGGCGAACATCCACTTCAAGAGGAAATCCACATGATACTCATAGCCCACCGTGGTAATATTACCGGTCCTCAACCGAGCCGCGAGAACACCCCAGGGTACATTGATATTGCTCTGGCCTTGGGGTATGATGTGGAACTGGATGTATGGGGGGCCGATGGACGCCTGTGGTTGGGGCATGATTTGTCTGCGGCCATCCCTATCTCCACCGTATTCCTCAAGGAGCGTGATCCGCACCTGTGGGTACATTGCAAGAACGCCATGGCGATCCAGATAATCCTAGAATTGGCGCCTGGCGTTCGATTCTTCTTTCATCATGTGGATGATTACACCCTGACTTCTGATGGCTTTGTCTGGTGTTACCCTGGCAAGACACCCCCGACCCCCAGGGCCGTCGTGGTGTTGCCAGAGACATTCATGAGGAGGGAATCAATCCCAGGGTATCTGAAGGAGGAGCACGTGGTCGGGGTCTGCTCCGATTATGCCGCAGAACTCCAAACGCATAAATAGGAGATACAATTCATCTCTGTAGAGGGGATTCATGTTATCTGAACTCTTTGTGCCCAAATACTCATTGAACATTGATCGCTCCTCACTCCCCCAGGTGAAAACAGCCGACGTTCGAGACTATCTCCATTGGATGCAGAAGAATAAGAACATCCATTGCATCCAGACCCATCTACCCGCAAATCATCTGACCCCTTCTCAGGGTCACTTCAACAAAGCAAAAGTTGAACATTTCCTGACCCTGGACCGTAAAGACCTCAATCAACCCATCATTGCCTCCGCTGACTATATCATTTTGGACGGGCATCACCGATGGCTCGCGCTCCTGAACATGGACCCCCATGCCGAGTTGCCTGTGTATAAAATGAGTGTAAACTTCCCCGAATTACTCAAGGCGACCCAAGAGTACCCCAAGTCCTTTACCAAGTCTGTGGTAGAATCGTTTAGGGCTCTGACAGAAGCCGCTGAAAAACATAGTGTCTTGGCATTCGGTCGTATGAATCCCCCGACGGCAGGCCATGCCAAACTCGTCCATAAGGTCCATGAAGTGGCCCAGGAACATCATGCCGATCACCATGTGGTCCTGAGCCATTCCCATGATTCCGAGAAGAATCCTCTCAGCCCAGGCGATAAGCTGAAGCACGCCAAACATGCGTTTCCAGGTACACACCTGTCTTTGTCTTCTAAAGAGCATCCTACGATATTCCATCATGCCGCGCTACTCCATAAGGCAGGTACCAAGCACCTCCATGTGGTCGTGGGATCAGATCGGGTCAAGTCATTCCATGAGAATCTTCATAAATACAACGGGCACTTCGATAAAGAAGGTCATGGCTATAAGTTCAAGAGCATTACGGTCCATTCAGCAGGACATCGGGACCCTGATGCCAAAGGAGTTGAAGGAATGTCGGCAAGCAAGATGCGGGAACATGCCAAGTCAGGCAACTTCCACGAATTCAAGAAGGGTGTGGCACCCACGGTGTCCCATGCTCATGCCAAGGAACTCTATGACGATGTGCGGAAGGGTCAGACCGTGAAAGAATCTGTTGATTATCTCACCGAACATGTGCATGATGCCGGTATCTTCAAGGCCATCCATCTGGCTGGTGCTCCAGGTTCAGGTAAAGACTTTGTGCTCAAGAAGGCACTACAGGGGCATGGTCTCACTGAAGTGGATGCCGATACCGCTATGAAGCACCTGAGCGACCATAAAGATTCCAAAGGTCCCTCTTCTAGCAAAGCCAAATCGATCAAGGAACTTCGCCAGCGCCTCGCTCTGCATGGTCGCAATGGTCTAATAATCAACCATTCCAGTGCCAATGCTGCACAGACCAAGAAGATTAAGGATATGCTGGAAGACCTGGGCTATGAAAACAAGATGGTCTTTGTGGATGCCGCTGATAATGTCTCCCGCAATCGCAATGTGGAGCGTGGGCAATCAGGTGGTCGCATGATCCCTGAAAAACAACGGGCTGAGAAGTGGCGCAAGGCCCAGGATGCTCGGGTGGACCTCTCCAAGATGTTCGGTGGGGAGCACTACCATGAATTTAATAACGATGAAGACATGAGAAACAACACGGACCCTGAGATCCAGGGGCAGAAGACCTCTGAACTTGAGGACTTGCACAAGACCGTCAAGAAGTTTGCCCAGCAGCCACCCAAGAGTGATGCCGCCCAGGAATGGGTCTATAAGAACATCAACAAGCTGTCCAAGACCCCGATTGGTAACAAGAAGCAACAGTCAGCCCAGATCCCTTCTTCCGCAGAGAACCAGACATCCGAGGATGCCAAGAAGTTGGGTCTGACCTACTACGGTAAGGGTCGCTATGGTAAGAGCGGACGCGTATCGCATTTCTCCGTCAATGGGAAGTTGATTGAGAAAAAGAAAGCCTTGACGCTCCCGAAGGCCATGAAGGACAAAGAGAAAGAGCATGACGCATCCAAGAAGAAAAAGTCAGTGAATGAAGAGTTTGAATCATTTCTACTGGAGGATACCGATGAGTCAATTTATCTCAGAGATCATATGGAATACACAGTCCTTGCTGATGAGGATAGAGGAATGGTTCTACCTCTACAACACCTCACAGACACCTTACCAATGGCAACCTGGAGCCCAGACCCAGTATGTGAAAGTGGGGAATCCGAAGGACGTACCGGGAGTGACGACGATGGCTATAGCTACCCCGACCTGGGAGCCTATGTCTCTGCTACCCAAAGAGCCTTCCAAGAAGAAAAAGAAAGCCAAGAAAAAGTCTCCTTCGGTGCTTTTAGACAACGATTGGTCGTTCCAGGAATTCAAGCCCAAGAAAAAGAAACGCTAAACGAAGGGGAGCCTGTGGTGGATGATATGGCAGGGTCGGGTGGACCGATCCTTGGGGGTCCTCCAGCCGAGTCTCCAGATACCACGAATGGTGGAAAAGCCACTTCAGGTCCTAAAAAGACCTTGAAGCAACTAAGGGGTGGGATCAAGTAATGGACGATCCAAAGTTCCAACGGGCGACCAAAACAGACCTCTTGTATACAGGGAAGATCAACGGAAAAACCTGGAGCGTCCCTCATTCGTTTGACGATCATGGTGCCACTAAGGCCATGCGGCATTCGATTGTTGTGAACCCTGGGCATGTCGCACATAACAATCCAGGGCTGACGCCAGAGGAGATTGCCAGAGTGAATTCACATATCAAGGATATTCATGGTGGGCAAGAAGCCAAGTCTCTTGAAGAAGAACGACAACTCGCCTTGCACCTGGGTATGACGAAATCAGATAAGGTGACACCTGAAGTACCCGCGGCCAAAAAGCCTGCTCGCCCTGTCTCCACAAAGTCAGCCGAGGAAAAAGAAGCCGATCATGTGAAGTACCGCGATGCGGCCGTGGCCAAACGTCATGCAGACCTCTATGCTTCCCGCAGAGAGGCCACCTTGGCCTTTGCTCGTCGCAAAGGTATTATCAAAGAACGCATGATTACCTTTGGTTCCATGAAGTTCAATAAGATTGCCAACTCAAAGCCTATCACTTATAACAGTTTTGGAAAGATTATGAAAGAAAATACACTAGAAGAAGGTCGCCCAATTCGAGGGGATGTATTCAGCCATCACCAAACCTTGATTGCCAAGAAGACGCTCCGTATGCCCGATGCCATGCTGGGTGTGATGGGT